TCCAAGAGCAAGGAAAAAAGATGTAGTAAAAGATATTGGTAATTCAGGTGAGGATGTACCGAGCTTTAACGAGTCAAGGGCAAAGCGTGAAGCGATGATGGCAAGGCTGGCAGAAATAGATGTTGAGGAACGAGAGAAATTATTGGTTCCTAGTGAAGAGGTAAAAAATGCGTGGATTCAATTAGTGACAATTGCGAAGACAAAGGTGTTAGGGATACCGACAAAAGCGAAACAAAGGATTCCTGATTTAGATAAAGGGGCTATGTCTTTGTTAGATGAAATTGTAAGAGAAACGCTTGAAGATTTAGCAGTTGAAAATATAGAGGCGGCATGAATAACGCTACCGACATTTTAAAAGATGCATTATTAGCATTTAAACCGCCGGAGAAATTAACGCTTAGTCAATTTGCTGATAAGCATTGTTATTTGTCATTGGAAAGTTCTAGTGAGGGTGGAAGATGGAAAACGCTTCCATATCAAAAAGGAATGATGGACGCCGTAACAGATCCAAATATCGAACAAATCAGCGTAATGAAATCGGCAAGGGTTGGATATACAAAGATTTTGAATCACGTTATTGCTTACTACGTGGCGAATGATGCCTGTCCAATAATGCTTGTTCAACCGAGCCTAGAAGATTGTCAAGGTTATTCAAAGGAAGAATTAGCGCCGATGATTAGAGATACGCCTTGTTTAAGGGGGTTGATTAAGGAAGCAAAGGCAAAAGATGGAACAAATACATTAATGAGCAAACAGTTCCCCGGAGGCTCGATTGGGTTGGTTGGTAGTAACTCTCCGCGTGGATTTCGTAGGGTTTCTAGGCGTGTTGTCCTGTTCGATGAAGTAGACGGCTATGCAGCTTCAGCCGGTTCAGAAGGTGATCAAATCAAATTAGGAATTAAGAGAACAGACTTCTATTGGAATAGAAAAATCATTGCTGGAAGTACACCAACAGATAAAGACTTTTCACGTATAGAAAAATTATTTGAGAAAAGTGATCAAAGAAGATATTTCGTTCCTTGTCCTGATTGTGGACATATGCAATATTTAAAATTTGATAATTTCCGTTGGACTGATAATGATCCATCTACAACTAGATATGCTTGTGAATCTTGCGGCGTATTAATTCCCCATGATAAAAAACGTTGGATGGTTGAACGGGGTGAATGGAGGAAGACAGCCGAAGGTAATGGTAAACATGCAGGCTTTCATATTTGGGCGGCTTATAGTTATTCACCTAATGCTTCATGGCCTCAATTAATAGAAGAATGGCTTTCTTGTCAGGGTGATATTGAACAGATAAAAACTTTTAGAAATACGATTGAGGGTGAATTATGGACAGACGAATTTGAAAGAAAAGTTGGTGCTAGTCAATTAATGGAAAGGGCAGCAAAAGAAACATATAAACGTGGCGTTCCTCCTAGAGAAGTTTTGTGTTTAGTTGCTGGAATTGATACGCAAGATGACCGTTTGAGTTTGTCAGTTTGGGGGGCTGGCGCTCCTGTTGAGTCTGTTAATTATGATCGACCCGAACAGCTATATCTAATTGACCGAATTGTGTTGTATGGAAATATTGGCCGTCAAGACGTATGGAACCAATTAGATGATGTATTAACAACGCCTTATAAAAACGAAGACGGGGTTGAATTAAAGATCCAAGCGGCGGCGATTGACTCAGGTGGACATTACACAGAAGAAGTTTATAGATGGGCTAAAGATCGGGTTGCAATGGGTGTCATGCCGATTAAAGGTGTTGACCGGTTAAAAGGTGACATCATGCTCGGCAAGCCGAATAAAGTTGAATATGGTTCAAAAGGAAAGGTGTTAAAAAATAGCGTTAAGTTATTTAGTATTGGCGTTAATAAGGTAAAATCATATTTATATAGAAGGTTAAGAGATGCCGAGCCTGGCGATGGCTACTTGCATTTCTACCCAACAATCAGTGAAGAATACTTTGAAGAATTAACAGCAGAGAAAGAAGTTAGGAAATATAAGAGGGGAAGAATCTATGAAAGAGTTTGGCAATTAAAAAGCGGCGCACGTAATGAGGCATGGGATGAGCTTATATATGCCTATTCTTGCGTTTTAAGGCTCTATCAGACCCATAATAGGCGTTCAATGTGGGATAAATTCGCTAAAAATCTATTAAATCCAACTAATTCAAGTGGCAAAAACAAGCTAAACTTACGGAATAGTGCTACGCCTACGAAGGGTTATGTCAATCAATGGTGATCTCAAATGATTCCTAGTCTTTTTAGAGCTGGCGATACTATCCGCTGGCGTATCCCTGCCGGTGTTAATTGGCTTAATGAAAGCGTTACGAATGCCGATTACACATGTACGGCGTATTTAAGGTTTAACGCTTCTGGAGAAGCAAAAGCAATTGTTGGAACGGATTACACCGATGGTTGGGAGTTTGTTATTCCGCAGGCTTCTAGTTCAACAATGGATGCCGGGACGTGGTTTTATCAGATCCGCGCCGTTAAATCAGGTGATGAAGTAACCCTTTACGAGGGACAAGTAGAAGTAAAAGCGCAGTTAACTTATACAGGTACACCCGGCGCATTTGATGGAAGGTCAACTGCTCAAGTTGATTTAGATAATGTAACAGCCGCTATTCGTTCAATAATTAGTGATAAGGCAAAAGAATATTCAATTGGTGGACGTACCTTTAAGCGTTTAGATCTACCAGAATTAAGAGCTAGAGAAAGTCAGCTAAAAGCCGAAGTCGTCAGAGAACGCAAAGCCAATATGATCGCTAATGGTCTTGGTAATCCTCATTCACTTTTTGTCAGGTTTTAAATCATGGGTATCGTAAATGCTTGGAAAGGATTGTTCACCTCAGAACCACCCAACCCATCGGTGTTACCTAGAAGAAGGCGAGGTTACGATGCTGCAACTTCTTCTCGTCTTACTTCTAATTGGAGTGTCAGTAATTCTTCGGCTGACGCTGCTTTAAAAGGTGCCATTGCTCCACTTCGATATAAGTCGAGGGACTTAGTAAGAAATAGTCCGTTTGCTCGTCAGGCAGTAAGAGCGATAGAAAGTAACACAATTGGAGCGCATGGAATAAAACTGCAAGCGCAAGTGAGACAACAACGGGGTAAACGCCTAGACACAAAAATTAACAATCAAATAGAAACAGCTTGGAGCAATTGGAAAAGGTACGATTCTTGCCATACCGCAGGGCGTTTATGCTTTACCGATATTGAAAAAGTAATAGTTCGTTCGTTGGTTACTGATGGTGAAATATTTGTTCGATTTGTGAGGAAACCTTTTGGAAGATCCAAGATCCCTTTTGCGTTGGAGTTGTTAGAAGCTGATCAATTAGATAGTGATTACACGGGCCGCAGTTCTAAGAAAAAGAATGTTTGGAGGATGGGAATTGAACAGAATGAATTTGGCCGCGCCGTTCAATATGCGTTCTTAAAGAAACACCCCGGAGACACCCCCTTTGGTACTCCTGTTGGTCAACGGGAACACATGATTGTTCCAGCTAGTGAAATTTGCCATATTTTCGTCAGTAATAGGCCCAGTCAGTCAAGGGGCGAACCCTGGCTTAGCTCTTCAATATTGTCGTTACATCATTTAGCAGGTTTTCAAGAGGCGTCAGTTATCAGGGCAAGGGCGGCAAGTTCATTAATGGGATTTATTACCAGTCCCGAAGGTGAACTAGATCAAGGCGGCGAAGTTTACGACAATGAAAGAGTTTCACAGTTTGAACCCGGAGCCTTTAAGTACCTTGATCAAGGGCAGCAAGTTTCGGTCCCTGATTTTGATTCACCGAATAGTGAATTTCCTGAATTTATGTCAGCGATGCTTAGAAGTGTTGCGTCAGGGTGTGGAATTTCGTATGAGTCAGTAAGTAAAGATTTCAGTAAAACTAATTATTCTTCTTCTCGTTTATCTCTTTTAGAAGATCGCAATCATTACCGTTCACTTCAAACCTACTTAATAGAAAATTTTCACAGTCGGGTTTTTGATGCTTGGTTAGAAATGGCAACACTAAGCGGGGCTTTGGTTTTACCGTCATACGACACAGAACCAGAGCGATATAGAAAGGTGCGTTGGATTCCTCGCGGTTGGGATTGGGTCGATCCACAAAAAGAAATTATTGCAGCAAAAGAAGCAATTAAAGCCGGACTAAAAACACAAGCGCAAATTGTCAGTGAAAACGGGGGTGATCTGGAGGAACTTTTACCAGCAAGACAAGCCGAGGTACAAGCAGCTCAACAATTAGGGTTAGTATTTGACACTGATATGTCTACGTATCAAAAAGACAGTAAGATAAGCGGAAATAGTAATCAATCCGATGACAAAGAAGAAACAACGTGATTTAGAGGCGCAGATTCAACACCGATCAGAACCCGTTGAATTTAAAGTTAGTGATGATGAGCGTTCGATTGAATTTCCTTTTAGTAGTGAAAAGCCTGTAAACCGTGGGTTGATGGGTGAAGAAATTCTTGACCATAGAGAAGGCTCTATTGATTTTGCACGTTTAAATTCTTCGGCTCCCCTACTCTTAAATCATTCGACTGATTCAGTAATAGGAGTGGTAGAACGCGGTTGGTTAGATAAAGATAAGAAGCAAGGAAGGGTTCAAGTTCGTTTTGCAAATAACGCTTTAGGAAAAGAAACTTTAGAAATGGTTCGTGATGGCATATATAAAAACGTATCAGTAGGTTATTCCGTTAATAAGACAGAAGAAGAAGGCGAAAGTTCATATAGGGTGATGAATTGGACGCCTGCGGAAGTTTCGATAGTTAGTGTTCCGGCTGATTTCTCGGTAGGCGTTGGTAGAGCAAAAGAAGAGAAACTTGAAACTAATATGCCTGCGAAGCAAGAATCAAGTAATATGCAAGAACAGCGTGATAACGCCGTTGCGTCTTCTGACGCGCCACAAACTAGTAAACCTGAATCTAAAACTCAGATGACATCCACACCCGATTTAAGCGTGGTGCGTGAGGAAGCTTCCAAAAAGGCGGCTTCTGAAGAGCGCAACCGTATTAGAGAAATTAGCGGTCTATGTAATGCACATGGATTAGGCGAAGAGTTAAAAGAAACTCTTATTGGAAAAGGTACAAGTATTGAAGAAGCTAGAAAGCTTGCATTAGAAAAGATTCAAGCAAAGCCTGTTGAAACTGTTTCACAAGTTGAGCCTTCTGAATTAAGAAAAGAGGGTTACAGCATTGCCGCTGGTATTAAAGCTGTTCTTACAGGTGATTGGTCATCTAGAGAAGCTGGTTTAGTTCGTGAGCTTTCACAAGAAGTTGAGCGTTCAGGTGTTAAAAGATCTGCTGACCGTAGTTTCTTAATTCCTTATTCTGCATTAGTAAAAAGAGCGACTTACGTCACAAGTGGCGCGACTACTGGAGGAAACCTTGTAGCGACTGACCTTTTAGCTGATGAGTTCATCGAGGCTTTAAGAGCTAACACAATTACAGGTTCTTTAGGTATTCGCACACTTCCCGGCCTTGTAGGTGATGTTGCAATTCCTCGCCGTAGTGGAGTTTCTACCGGTTACTGGTTAGCAAACGAGACAACTGCTATTACACAATCTGAATCAACTTTTGATCAGGTAACAATGGCGCCTAAGAACTACGCTGCTTTAAGTAAGTTCTCTCGTCAAACACTTCTACAAGCAACACCCGGAATCGAAGAGCTTGTACGTCGTGACCTAACCGACACAATCAACGTTGGAATTGATGCTGCTGTAATTGCTGGTTCTGGTTCATCTGGACAGCCAACAGGTATTACAGGAACTTCAGGAATCGGCAGTGTCGCGATTGGCACGAATGGAGGCCCGATCACTCTAGAAACTCTCATCAACTTAGAAGAGGAAGTTTTAGTTGATAACGCTGGCGGCGCATCAATGGCTTATGCCACCAACCCAAAAGTTCTTTCAGCATTGAAGCAACTTAGGGCGGCTGGTTCTGCGGCTGGTAATGGTTCCTTCTTATGGAATACAGATCCAAGCGGTATAGGTCGCGGTGCTACTCCGGGTCTAATCAATGGCTATCCAATAGGAGTTTCAACAAACGTACCTAGCAACTTAACTAAGGGTTCAACTTCTGGCTCTTGTTCTGCTGTTATCTTCGGTGACTTCTCACAAGTTGCTCTAGGTATCTGGGGTAATGGTTTAGAGGTTGAAATCGGTACAGATTCCGATGACTTTAGTAAGGCGTTAACTTCAGTTCGTGCGATTACTACAATCGACGTTGCTGTTAGACAAGCTTCTGCATTCGCAGCCTGCTTAGACGTAACCACTTAATAAATCGCGGGGGCTTAATTGCCCCCCTTTTTTTCTTATGGAAGTATTAATCACAAGATCAACCGCAGTCGGCGGCGTTCACCTAGAAGCGGGTGAAACTCACGACTTAAGCGATAAGGACGCAGTAACCCTAATGAATATGGGTAAGGCTGTAGAAGCTAGCGAAGCGCCTGCATGTCCACCAACTCCACCAAAAGCTAAGAAAGCTAAAAAAGCAAAAGTCTTAGAAGAAGTAGAAATAGAAAATGGCACTGAGTGACGACCTAGACGCATTCTTTTCTGATTTTGCTGTTGATGTTTCAGCAGGTGGAACGAATGGGAAAGGTATTCTTGATGAACCCAGTTCAGTAATGGCAGGTGATCAAATAATTATGATCGACAGGGTTTTACATTGTAAAAATTCCGACTTTGGTACTCTTGTTGGTGGCGATGCAATAACGGTAAATTCTGTAAATTATAAAGTTCGACAAAATTCAAAAGATTTAGATGGCCTTACTTGTCAAATCTCATTGGAGAAAGTTTAAATGGCCTCAAAAAGAGAAGACATATTAGACGCAATTAAGACGGCGCTAGCTAATACAACAGGGGTCGGGAGTCGCATTTATAGAAGCCGAACGATACCTCTTGCTCAACGTTCACAACTTCCCGCAATAATTATTGAATGGAGTTCAGATAATCCAGAACAGAACACGGCTTTACCTACTCTTGATTGGTCGTTAAATGTCACGGTTACGGTTCTTAGTAGCGGCGACGTCCCTGATTCTCAGGCTGATGACACAATCGTTTCAGCCCATAGCAAAATGATGGCTGATTTGACGTTGGGCGGCGAGGCAATTGATGTTCAACCTACAACCGTTAACTTTGAGGCGATTGATGGTGATAGTCCTATTGGTGTAACTGGAATGGGTTATTTAATACGCTATCGAACAGAAGTTGGAGATTTGACTCAGTAATACGGCTAAATAGCACAGGCAGGTTAATATGTAATCATATGTTTTAAATCCGTTGAGCCGTGGCATTACTCTCAAGATCTAGGCTGATCCAAACTAAGATAGAAAGCAGCTCGGGAACCTCAAGCAACCCTGCGGGAACGGATGCGCTTTTAGTAAGAAATCTAGACGTAACACCAATTGAAGCGGAAACAGTCAGTAGAGATCTGATTAGGTCTTACATGGGAAATAGTGATCAACTATTAAGTAACGTCAGAGTCGCTTTAAATTTTGAAGTAGAAATTGCAGGATCTGGGGCTAGTGCCACGCCTTCTAGAATGGATAGTTTGCTTAGAGCTTGCGGCATGTCATCGACGACTACAGGATCAGCGGTAACAGGATCATCACAGGCAGGGAGTGCAGGTTCTATAACTTTGGCATCAGGTGCAAGCGCGACTGATGATTATTACGTTGGTATGACAATTACAATTACTAGCGGAACTGGTAACGGGCATAAAGGATTAATTGTTGATTATGTTGGAAGTTCAAAAGTAGCAA